GTAGTTCCATTAATAATTACATTATCAACTGTTAAAGTTGTTAAAGTACCTAAACTTGTTATATTTGATTGAGCTGCAGTTGTTACTGTAGCTGCTGTTCCTGAAGTATTACCTGTTACATCTCCTGTTATATCACCTACAAAAGCAGTAGATGTAATTGAAGTTGCTCCTGTAACTACTCCTGCATCTACACTAATTGTACCATCTAATAAAATAGCTGAACCAGCAGCGGGTTCAATATTTATTGCTGCTCCTGAATCTAAAGTTAATATACCTGCTGAATCAATATCTACTGTACCATCTGCTGTTATCTGAATATTAGCTGCTGCTGCTGCATCATCAGTTGTTACGATACTTAATGTTCCGTTTGTTCCAGCAGTTAATACGGCTGTATCACTAGCTGAACCTGTCATAGTTACAACTTTGCCATTTACGGCAACATCATCTACAGTAAGAGCTGTTAAAGTTCCAAGACTGGTTACACTACCTTGTGCAGCCGTTGCTAAAGTACCCGTTAATGTTCCTGTTACTGTAAGATTGTCAGCTATTGTTGTTTCTGAAGTTGTATGACCAATTGTTAATGCAATTCCTGAAGTTTCTGTTGCTAATTTTAAAGCTCCTGTAGCATTAGTAATATAAGAATTAGATCCATCATGGTAGACCAACATGTCATTGCCAGTACCAAACTTGGCATTCGCACTATCGGCAAACGTTGCATGAGATCCTGTTAATACATTAAATGCATTCGCTGTCATTGTGAAATCATCAGCGCCTGCAATTTCGAAATCTATTTGATCATCTGTACTTGCTGTAATGCTTGTATCTGAATCAGCATCGAGTGTTAATTCTTCACCATTTAAATCGTAAGATCCAACACCACCAATATCTGAGTCAATAACATCGGTACCATTGCAATAGAGTATTTTTGTTCCTTTATCGGTTGCCGCCCAAGTGACACCTGTTTGACCTGATACCATAAACTGAACGGTATAAGCACCAGACGTTTGGTTATCAACAATCCATAATTTTTCTTTAGCAGTAACGGTTACAACTTGATTTCCTGTAATCGAGCCTGTTAAAGCAATGACCATGTTTCGAGAGGCATCACCTGTCGAACCATCAGTATAAGTTAACGCAGTTGTTTGAGCACTACCTGCAATAGATTGTGCAACATAACCACGAATGGCTTCTTCTAAAATTTGTATATTGGTGTTAGTTGTTGATCCCCATGTACCGGCGTTCTCGCCAGTGGTCATCAACTCTGTACCAATATCTGTATAACTTGATGCCATAATTTATCCTACGCGCTTGCTACAAAAACCTCCACATCACATGCTGCAGTATCTGCATCCACGGTAATATCTACTAAATCTGAAAGGCCTGAAGCTAAAGCGGATCCCGCTGCTTTCATCGTGTCCACTACGCCACCGCTATTATCACCTGGATAAATAAACGAGTGACCAGCGTCAACCTTCATTTTAAATTCTGTGTTGTCTTCATCTCTAAACGTTAACACAATATGATTAGATGAATCTAAATTTGTAATTCTAATATATCTAACATCACCATCATCAAACATTCCTGCAACATAACCAACTTTATTTGCACTCACACCAACACCACTAATAGCTGATATAAATCCTATTAATCCACATTCTGTTGTTGATGCTGTTACAACTCTTTTTACAACTTCATTAACACTGGAAATATCCAAAGATCGTTCAGATCCATAGTCTATGTTGTTGAGTGTAATTGCTTCTTTGACTGATACTGTTAGTGTTGCCATATTCTATCCTTACGGTGTCTGAGCAGGAACAGGTATACGAGGTTCTCCATCCGTATAATCATCCCTTCTACGTCTACCTAGTTGTTCTCCACCAAACTTCTGTACTTCAGTCTGGTACTTTTGTTCATAAAGTTGTAGCATATCCATTGGACCTTTTAAATAACTAAATGCTTCTACCAAGCATGCATATAAAAGTCCATTTCCAAAATTTAAACTTAAATAAGTTGTCGTATTTGCTGAGCTTAATCCTACAGGTCTAGCATTGTAATGAATTTTGTACATAAAAGCTGAACTTGGTGTTGGCACAATGGTAATTCTTCCTGAAGAAGTTGCTCCCGTTCCTTCTGCTCCTCCAGACATTGCATAATATTTTGGTGTTCCAGTAGTTGTTTCAGCTGTATCGTATTCTCTTAAATAAGAAATATCTTTCTTTTCTAACCAGCTATTAGTTCCTGTAGCCACAGAAGTTGATTCATAGACCTGAATACCTCTTACAAACAGTGTACCAGCTGGAGTATAAACATTGTCTTTTGAAGCAGTTAAATTACCTAGCATTTCTTTTCGATCTGCATCAATTGGAATTTCTCTTTGTATTCTAAGTTCTGAATTATCAATGAATTGATCGGTTATAGTACTTGATAATACAGAAGTCGTAACTTCCGTATAATTTAAAATCGCTGTTGTAAGTGTTGAATAAGTAAATCCTGCCATATTATGCCGTTAGAGTTGCCGGACCTGCCGAACAATTCTCTCCCCCTCCTGATACTCCTCCACTTGTAGCTGTATCTGTATTGACAGTAAAGTAATAGTAGTCATCTGTCTGTGTTACATCACCACTAGAGTCTCGTTTGCCTACGGTGATCGAGTAGCCAGAAGAATATGCAATATTAGATCCTGTAATACCATCAAAATTGTTTGGATCACTAAAAGATGCAGAAGTAGAAGGTGCTCCTCTAAATCTAACTGTATCACTTGTTGATCTACCATGACCTTTTTCAAATACATTTATAATTCCAGATGAAGCTGAAATAGTAGAAAAAGGATCTGGTCCTAAAATTGCAATAACTTCATTTTCAGTTCTATCTGGTCTTGCATTTAATAAACCTCGTTCTCCTCCTGCATATCCTCTTGGTTCTAATTGAGGATGTTTAGCTTCAAATTCTGATTTATGTACAAACATACCATTCCATTCTTTAACCATTTCATTGTACGGAAATTCCATTCCTGATCTATCTGATATTGCTTTTGCGTATTTTGTCATTATGTTCCTGGGTAATAAACTTTCGGTGTTATGTGAACACTAGTAGAAGAGCCATCTTCTGATAATGCTCTAGCTAACTCATCTTCATAATATAATTTCATTTGTTGAGCTACCTGTGGATTAAATTTCTGTGCTAAATAAAATGCTAAACCAGATGCCATACAAGGTACGAATCTATACGGTATGTCTGTTGCATCTGTATATGTTGAGTCTGCGTCTTGAATTCTTTTTACAAAGAAAATGTGAATTTCTTTTGATGCATTAGATGAATCAGGTGTCGGGTAAAGAGTGACCGTTGTTTTATCAACAAGTCTTTGAACAAAATATCTAGAAGGTGTTCCTTTCGATAATTTATTAGCTAAACTTGAAAAGGTTGCTCGATCTGTTTTTGTAAGTGCGGAATCAGCTTGATCTGTGTCTCCTCTATCGGATCTAAGAGTAGCTTCTAAAACATCAGCCAAACCATAGGTCGATGTTCCTGTTGTTCCACCTGCTGTAGTAGAACTTGTTCCATCACCTGATGCTCTATAAAAAGTATATTCTGCTTGACCTTCAATAAGATCAATATTGGTGTCGCCTACTTCCCAGTAGTGCAAACCTCTATTGCCCCATTCTTGAAACATTACATTTAAAGAACGTCTCGCCGTTTTTAGTTGATATCCAGAAGTTACTTGTGAACCTATACGTTCGTATGCTTCTGCTATAATTTCATCAACAGCAAATGTCTTGTCGAACGTTACTGTTCCAGAAGTAGTATTAGCCATTTGCTACCTCCTAGTATTGTTTTCGCATTTCTAGAATAACTGTGTAGTGATCTAGATTAGTATGTCCACTAGTTGTAAAGTCAAGATCACCATCAGGTGAACTAGCATTATTTTTAATACCACCGAATGATCTAAAGTCCATATGTCCACCCATATTACCTGCTGCTGCACTTCCGCCTATGGTTAATGCTAATGCATTAGTACTTGCAGCGAAATAAATAGCGAGTCTCATTCCACCAATGTCATACCAAATTTGATCAATTGTAATATTTGAACAAGCGGTACCATCAGGGTGAGCTGTTAAAGCTGAAACGTCTACTTTCTTTACTGCTGATTCACCATTACCATCAGAAAGATTTGTAAATTTCATTACAACTCTTTTTTCTGTATCGATTATTGTTTGACTTGTTACTGCGTCTGCCATTTTTCCTCCTGTTAGAGAGAGGGAGCCGAAGCTCCCGCTCTAATTTAAGTCTTTATTTATTAGCCGTTATTGTAATCAAAAGCTGCGCCAGTGATTTTAATAACTAATTTACCTGCTGTGTAAGCTGCTTCAGTAGCAGTTCCACAAGTTAGATAAAGGTATTTTTTTGTTAATGCCGCAAGTGTTGCTCCACCATCAGCAGAAACATATGTACCTAATGCAAGATCTCCATTATTTAATAAGTTTGTTCCACTTGTTACTGCTGCATTTTCTGCATCAGTAGCTGTAGCTGAACAATCTAAATTAATATCTGGATCTCCACCTGTTGGTACTTCTAAGCATGCCATTTCGATTTCGAATGGAATACCATTAACTCCAGTTGTTAGTTCTGCGATGTAAGCATTAGCTGCTCCACCATCAGTTCCAATAACATCATTAGCGGAACCACCACAAGCTAATCCACCATGAAGGTCAATTAGAATAGTCGTGTAAATTAGACCACCAATTTTATTAACAAATGTGTTAATTGCATCATCAGCAATACCTGATCCATGCGCATTAGGTGTAATTTTGAAAATAGTAGCTGCTGTACCTAAACTTCCATTGTTAGTACCTGTTGAAGTACCTGCTGCTACAATGTTGTTACCAGTACTCGCAACTTTTTCTACTTCCATACCACCTGCTGCTTTTATAACAGCATAATCTACATAAGCTCCAGTTGCTGCTGTTTTTGTTGTTGCTTTTATATCGCCATCGGAACGTACCGTTCCTTGAAACGTTGTTGTTGCCATAATTATAATCCTCCTAGTTTGCGAACGCAGTCTCTAGGCCGTCGACTATACGCGTCTACGTTCTATTAATTGTATAGTAATTTTTTTATAGCGTAAATTTTCATTTAGCGCAAGGTATCCCGTCAACAATGTGTGATTTTCGTGATAGCGCTTAAGTGGCTATCGAAACTTGGTCTTGGACTTCGTTTATTTTAGTTTGAATAGTATCTTCTTCAAACTCTTTGGCAATGATCTCCTTAATAACTTCCTGAATTTTTTTATTAATTTCAATCATCCTGATATTATGCTTGCCCGCCTTCAGGTGCTCGTGTTGCCATTCTAACTCCAAGGACTTCTTCGTAATGTAAAGGTCTTGAGTCATTTATAACCTCCTCATAGGTTATCCACTTACCAGTGGTAAATCCATCTTTCTCCAGTTTTACCTCATTTTTTCCTAGTTTGTCAAGGACTGATTTTTCAATACTTTCCTTGGTGTCTTCAGCCATTACATTAAAATTAGCATAATAGCCGATCGTAGCGGATTTGTACTCGGAAGTTTTTCATATTAATTTATTACTTTATAGTCGAAATGAGGCGACTTTGTGGCCGCCTCATTTCTAGTTTATTGATTACGCTCCTTGTACGCCAAAGATACCTCTATAGTCGGATACGCCAAAAACGTATCTTTCTCTAGCTTTGTATCTAACGTTACCAGTATCAAAGTCCCCTTCCATTGCAGTTGTCAATGGTGTTCTTTGGAACATTTTCATACCGTTTGGTACGTCCGTGATAAGATACCAGCTATCAGTATCAGTTAAGAAATTGTTCACTCGATATCCTTGAGGAACCATTCCCATTGAATTGATAGCATTAATATCATTATCAGCAGTTCCAGTTCTACCTTGAGATTTCATCAATCTTTCAGAATTAAACTGGTTAGCAGAAGGGACAATCATCTTGACCCCTCTAGCTGCTATTCTTAAACCTCGTTCATCAGTCATTCCAGCAATGTCAATCAAAGCTTGTTCTAATGAAGTTTCGTTTAAGTCAGCTTGTGTAGTTAAAGTGTTTTGAAAAGTACCAGCCAAAGTTGGATGGGCAGTACTGAACAATTGTTGGCCGTCTCCTGAAGTGAAATTACTCAATGAAGGTAATCCATTATTCAGAGGCGCAGCGCCTTTAACTTGTTTTGTTTGTGACATCGATCTTGCTAAAGCTTTTGTGTATCTTGAAGCAAGTCTGTCATACAGGTTATCTTCAATAGCTTCCTCAGTGATAGCAAAAGCGAGAGCAATTGTCTCGTTAGTGTATCTTGCTGTGAAAGTTTCTTGCGCCGTATCATAAGCAACCCCAGATCCTTCTGGTTTTACGTATGCGTTAGCGAAACCTGATAACATAACTTCCTCTTCGAAAGCTCTATCAGATGATTCAGTGACGTAT